CCGAATTTGTGATTTGCTGGGGGAAGCAAATATAATATTATGGAGATTACGAATATTGATACCAGTGCTAAAAGTCCCGAGAGAAGCAACGATGATTGCATCACTTTGTTTCTCAGTGATTTTTCTAATTGCTTCACGATCTGAAGTTTCAGTTGCTCCAGAAACAAAAAATACCTTTCTCTCTTCATGTGACTTCTCTTCAATTAAACTATGCAGTATTTTACCATGTTTCTCTACAAATTGAAATAGTACTAGTGTATTACCTTTTTGATCTAATGCAAGATTACGAATAAATTGATTACGTTTCTCGTGTCTTACGATATAATCAATTTCATCTTGGTATGACCGTTTTCCGAAATCTTCTTTGTATTCGAGGACGAGTCGTTTGATTTCGAGTTTAGCCAATGTATCATTATCTTGGAGAGTTCGAGTGGTAGTGACTTTATGTACTCTTCCGAATAATCCTTGTAATACGAGCTCATGCGTTTGTGTCCCATCTAGTGTACCGGTAGTACCGAATCGGTATTGTGCTTCGGTACATTTATTCATAATAGTAGTCAACGATTTAGATTTAAATCCGTGACACTCATCACCAATTACCATACCAAACTGTTCGAACCACGGCGATCCTAATTTATATATACTCTGCCATGTAGAAATAATTATCGGACATTCTGTGTCCTTATCTTTACCAGAATAGATTTTATGGACATTTTCTATCTGATAACCATAGTCTTTAAAGTCATTTGTCATCTGTTCTACTAATGATGTTGTAGGTACAATGATTAAAACTTTTTGCCCTTCTGAGTACTGATCTAAATAATAACGCATTAATACATATATTATCAGTGACTTACCAGAACCTGTTGGTGATAACAGTATTGCTCGACTTCGTTCTAATCCTTTACATACTGCATCAAATTGATAGTCACGAATTTGATAAGGAAGATTAATACTATGCACGAAATCCATTATTTCTTGTGGATCTATCTTGGCATAATTGGCAGCATTATCCGGGTGTCCATATTCAGTTTTTTCTGTGTGTATGGTATAGCTTCGTTGTGCAGCAAACTTCTCGAGGTGTTCGACGAGTCCAGCAGGTAATGTATTATTTCGAATATTAAAGAGCCGAATTTTGCCATCCCAAAGTTTATTACGAAATGCCGGCATAAACTTATAGCCTGGAACAAAAAATGAAAAGAATTCATTTAGTTCTTGAGCTTGGCCAAAATCGCATTCAACTTGTAAGATAGAGTGATTTAACTTCCAGACTCGAATTGTCTCCAAGAGATCATATTCCTTATAGTTTGATGACGCCACTTAATATTGTCTACTATATCTATTAGAGTGTCTTTAGTAGTTTTCCAATACTCAATAAGCTCTTCTGACTTTTGAATCTCTGGGTCTGAATCGTAGTAATGTTCCATTTCACCTTTCATGACTTTTAGCCCATTAAATGGATCCGGATCCCAACCTTTTTCTTCTAATTCTTCTTGTGACATTTTTCCGTTATAATATAACCACTTTTCTTTAAGCAAAGCTTTTTGCTTTAACTCAGCCCTCTTTAATTGAAGTTTAGCTTCTGTTAAAAGTCTTAAATATTTTGCATGAAGATTTGGTGTATCACGGGAAACATCATCTAATTTCATTCCATTAATTTTACAGTCTTCTTCCCACATAGTGAGAATAGTATCAAGTTGCATAATATATCCTAATAATTAAGTTCGTGTCACGGTAAACGAGTCAGTAATCGCTCCTGTACTATCTATACCTCGTAATTCAAAGTAAGAGAATCTAAATGAAGCATTAAACGTAATGAACGTATCACCTGTAGAAGTTGATTCGAATTGTATATCACCTAATGATGTAGGCACACAATCCCTATATTGAATTTGTTTTGTTGTATTATTATGGCTTGACAAAATATGCAATGTAATATCAGCGTATGTTGGAGCTTGTGTAGACGTTCTATTCAGTGAAGATCTCTGAGGAGTATCTAATAATCTACGGATCCAATTATACATTTCTTCATAACCTTGCATGTCTTCATCTAAAATAATATTTGCAGATAATTCATTGAATGTTAATTTATCGCCAGGAAAAGGAATCCCTTGTATTTTTTGATATGGCATTTCAACCGCAGACATTAACATCCCTGGATGCGTAACGGATTGACAAAAGAACTCCAAGTTTGGATAGTTCTTACGGTCAAGCACCAATTTAAAACTGGTGGGTTGTAAATAATTTATGTTCGTAGTAAGTGTAGCCATACTTTTATTTATACAAAAAAGAGGGGCTTCCGAAGAAGCCCCGAGTTTCTAAAGGAGAAACATTATTGTTATTTTATCTATTAGAATCAGGCGAGGATATTATCCACGCGGAAGATTCTGTAGTATTGGTTAGTCTTAGCTGCAGCAAGACCGTCAGCTGGAGTAGCACCAACAAATGGGTTTGAAGCCATGCCGTAGCGAGTCTTGAAACCAATCTTAGGCTGGAACGTATCTTCTCCAACCGCACGAACCATTGTGAGTGGTACGTATGGGCAGTAGAAAAGACCAGCGTCATATGGGTTAGTACCCTTATAACCAACTGTAACGTAGTCAGCAGTTGCATAAGGATCGATGTAGACACGAGTACGTCCGTTCAGTACACCAGCAAATGTGTTACCAGTGTCGTCAACATTCAAGTTAGTTGACATACTTGGAGCATAGTCGAGCATACCAGAAGCTGCAAGAGCAGAAGCAACATCTGAAGAACAGATGATGAAGTTACCCTTACCTCTACGAGTTTCTTTAGCGATCGCGTTTGCATCTCTTTCGATCTGCATGATCAATCCCTTGAACTTCTCAACTGACCAACGGCCATCAGCGTCAAGAGACAAGTTAAAGATACCCTTAGTATCGATACCGTCATTACGAGCACCGAACTTAGCTTGTGAGTTAATAGTACGAATTACTTCGCGATTGATTTCAGCCAAGATCTCAGTTGACAGAATGTTTGCCAACTCAGTTTCAGCGTCAAGACCATGAATCGCTTTCAAGTCTTGCGCCAATTCTAAGCTGTATTCAGCCTTGAGTGCACGTGACTTAGCAGTAACAGTTGCTTTTTCAATGGTGAAACCCATTTCAGCAAACGCTTCTGAACCAGATGAACCGAGAGCTTCAGCTTCGGCTGTAGTGTAAGCGTCACCAGTTGTTGGTACATAAGAAGACTGTGAATCAAGCAATGAAGAATCATTGTCTGTATCAGAAATACCAGCAAGACCAGAAGGACCTTCAGCACCACCAGATGTATCAGAAGAATCACCTGAGTAGTTAACAAGTGCTTCGTCAAACAATGCTTCAGTCGCCGCACGAGCTGAGTCGTTAGCATAACCAGTAGCACCAGCCTTAGTAGTAGCGTAACGAGCCTTCATAGCAAAGATCAAGCCAGTAGGACCAGTCATAGGCTGAACACCACACACGTCATATGCCATCAAGTTAGGCATTGCACGACGTACGAGTGCAATCAATACTGGGTTCCAGTTGTCAGCTGATGTAGTAGCGTTACTTGGCGCTGCTTCAGTCAACATTCCACCTTGAGCGGCTTGCTCTTGGAAAGCTTTTTCTTGGTTTTCGAGAATCGCAGCTGTAACAGCTTTGCGATGCGCGTCTTGGATCTTACCAGCATCTTCGTTATCGAGGACTGGGGACCACTTTTCGATCAAACGATCATATGATTCCATTTTGGAACTCCTTGTTTCTTATTTTGAGGTCTTTGAAAGAGCTTTCAGATACATATCCATTGATCCAGAAGTGACAACCGGAGAATCTCCGTCTTCTTCTGTAGCAACGAATGCAGCTTCTGTTGACTCTGTTACGTCTTTCTTGAAGTATGATTCTTTGACAGTTTCAACTTTTTGTGCAAAAGTTTCTTCATCTTCGAATTCAACATCTTCAACGAGTGACTTAAGTTTTTCTACCTGAGTTTCTGCAAGTCCACGAGCAGATTCACGAATAATTGAATCACGCTTATAAACTTCCAGCTCTTCAGACAGCTCGATAGCTTTAGCAGTTGTAGCATTCAGAGACTCTTCGAGCTCTTCAACCGTATCTGCCAAATCGTCTACTAGGTCGACTTTAGCTTCTGGTACTTCGATGTAAGACTCTTCGAATAGGCCTTTCAGACCATTCATGAAGTTCTCAGCAATTTCAGCACGTAAGCCAGACTGGATAGCGACAGCATTGTCTTCCATCCACTGTTCAACAACGTAGTTGAGGTACGAATCGACTTTTTCTACGAGGTCAGTTTTAGTAGAAGAAATTTCTTCTGCTAATTCTTCTTCGTACTTCGCTTCAAGACGATCAATTTCTTCAGACAGCTTAGACTTAATAGCTGCTTCGAAAATTGTTTCTGCCTTTGACTTAAACTCTTCTGACAAAGTAGCTTCATCAGAAATTAACGCATTTAAGTCTTGAGAGAAGTCTGCTTCATACTCGAATTTAGGAGCTTCTGATGTGTATCCTTCCTCAGACTCGTCAAACTCTTCAGCCATCATTTTAGAAAGCATGACACTAAGGTCTTCTTTTTTGGCTTTAGACATCATTTGATAAGCGGCATTAATCATACCAGCTTTGGTCTTAGGCATTGGATCCTGCTTAGTGTTATCACCTTTACGCTTTTTAGCGGTACCAGTGGCTTCACCAGCCTTGTCAACAGATGCTACTGATTGAGCTTCAGCATTCTTAGGATCGTGTCCTTGAGCTTCCATGATTTCGTTCTCGTCGTCATAGAGCTCAACTTCGTGATCCATATTTTGATCTTCAGTCATGTTGACTCCTTATTGT